GAAGATTGAACCTCGATTGGGACGAGGAAGTTAACTATCAAAAGAGTTGTGGTGAAACAGATACCAGCTACCTAGAGGACTTGCTATCTTGCTACGCTGCTCTCCTAGGAAAAACAGATAGCTTTATTATAGCCCTATGCAACATGGATGACATCGAGACCAAACAGAAAGAAATAGAGGACCTTAAGAATGAAGAAATACACGATAGTTAATCTAGTATCAGGTGAAACACTTGAAACAACAGATAAGTTTGAATGGGAGTTAACTGCTGACCAGCAAGTAGCAGTCCAACCAAACTTGGTGCAGGTTCAGTTCAAAAACACGATATACATAGCGCAAGTAGGCTGGGTCAGGATAGAATACATATCAACAGCTGGTACGAGAGAAGCAACTTTCTACCGACTCACTAAAACAAGTACCGGTTCATTAATTGCTTACATGACTGATAAGCAGAGAACTGGTGCAACTAATGTAGAACTCCATTGTGCGGAATGAGAATATGTTTCAGGTAAGATTATACCTAACGGAAGAAAACACTTCTTAGAATTGCTAAATTATAATTATTAGGATTCATTAGCAAAATATTAGCATTTTATGTGTATGTAATACACTAATCGAGCATTTTCATAAATTCGTGTAACTTCATATACATATACATAAGAGAGTTGTTCGATTTAGTGAAAATTATATGAAATGCTAATCTCCATGAAACTCCTGATATTAAAAATTTATTAAGAAACTATTTTATTTCAATTAAATCCATATTATAATTATTGTGAAAGGAGAATTTAGATGGACAAGAAAAAATTACACATCTACTTAAAGAGATATCGCATCTCAAAAAACATGACCCAAAAACAGTTTGCTGAGAAAATCGGTATCACGCAAACTACCTATTCATTCATTGAGTCAGGTAGCCACAAGCCAAGTTTCAAGGTAATCAACAAGATTGCTGAAATCTTAGAATTACCACCAGAAGAAGTAAGAGGAATGCTATGAAGTATACAAACAAACTAAACCTTCCTGAATCATTCGCAAAATTCTACAAGTCAACAGAAGAGACGATTAAAGAGAATCGCTATTCCGTTACAGAATTGCTGAAACCAACTCAGGAGATAATCTTGTATCGCGCAAATATTAATAGGATTTATCGTGATATAGTCGATTGCGTTCCTGCGTTATTCGGAACAGCAGTTCATGAGTTGCTAGAAAAGAATGCTCCAGAAGGTGCTTATTCTGAACACAGATTGGAGTTTGATATCTTCGGAAAAACTATCGTTGGTGTTACTGACTTACTAAGTGAAGATATGCTAGAAATCACAGACTATAAGACAGGAACAACTAGCAAAGTAATGAGAGAAGATTTCGATGACTTCTATAAGCAAGGTATGATGTATGCGCTTGGTACATTTATAAAATACGGTATCAAACCAAGAAAACTTAGATTCCCAATACTATTAAAGGACTGGAGCAAAATTAAAGCGGCAACCGGTGGAAACTATCCTAACTCACCTATTTATGTGTGGTTATGGGACATACAGCAAAGCGATTATGACTTCATAGTTGATTTCATTAAAAAGAAATTCGATGAGATTGATGCTTGTAAGATGCATTGCACAGATGAGGAAAGATGGTACACAGGAACAAGGTTCGCAGTCTACAAGAAAGAATCAGACGCAAAGGCAAAGAAAATATTTGATAATAAGAAAGATGCTGATGTGTATGCTGAAGAAAATAGTTGCGAATATGTCGAAGAACGCTCAGGAGATTATATTAAATGTGATTTCTATTGCGATGTAAGATTATTTTGCGACCAGTACAGAAAGGAGAAAATCTAATGTCTAAGAACTTGTACAAAGAGAAAATCTTAGAAAAGATGAGAATGCTTAATGCTGAGTTAGAAGTACTCAGTCAAATTCTCAAAGAAACAGAACAAGAGAAAAAGGAGAAACCACATGGCAAGACCAACACTCATAATGGGTAGAAGCGGTTCAGGTAAATCTGCTTCACTTAGAAATGTTAAAGGTAAATGGGCTTTATTCAATGTAACTAAAAAACCATTGCCCTTTAAGAACAAAGATAATATAATGTCTGTAAATACTGATGATTACGACAATATCAAAATAGGCTTAAAGAAAGCCTACGATGCCGGAATTAAGTCAGCAGTTATCGATGATGCAGGTTATTTATTAACAAGCAAATTCATGGCTGGACACAGAGGTAAAGCCGGTAGCGCACAATTCGACCTCTACAATGAAATTGCAGATAACTTCTACAATTTAGTTAGATTCGTCTATGATGAATTACCAGATGATATGAATATTTATGTTATGATGCATACAGAAAAGAATGATTTCGGTGAATCAAAACCAAAAACAATCGGTAAACTCTTAGATGATAAAGTTTGTGTTGAAGGTATGTTTACAACCGTTCTCCACGCTTTAAAAGTTGATGGAAAACACGTATTTGCTACACAAACAGATGGTTTAGATGTAACTAAATCACCAATCGGTATGTTCAATGAAATCTATATCGATAATGACTTACAACTAGTCGATGATGCAATTAGAGAATACTACAAATAAGGAGAAATTGAAAAATGAAACCAATCGTCGGTTACGACCAAATTAATGAAGCTGGAGAGCTTAAAGTACTTACAAAAGGTATCTATCCATTAGTGATTACTGATGTCGTAGATGTTCCTGAAAGAGAATACCTTGAAGTTTACTACGATATTTGTCAAGGTGAATTCAAAGGTTACTTCGCAGCCGCTAAGGCTAGTATCGGTAGAGATATTTCCAAAGAATGTCGCTCCTATAAAGAATCAGCACTTCCTTTCTTCAAAGGATTTATCGTGGCTATCGAAAAGTCAAATCCAGGCTATCAATGGGACTGGGATGAAAAGAAACTCATCGGTAAGTTCGTCGTTGGTGTCTTCGGTGAAGAAGAATATGTTGATAAAAATAATGAAGTTAAAGTTATCGTTGCTTTACAAGAATTCAGAAGCCTTCCTGCATATAAAGAAGGAAAACTCAAAGTTCCTGAATTGAAGAAACTTCCAGAATCTGAAAGACCAGTAGTTAAAAAGGAAGACACAACACAGTTAGATTTGAATGAGGTGGAATTCCCGTTCTAATCATATGGTCCAATAAACCACCGGTTATCAGGTTTTTGAGACTTTTTGAGATAGCTATTTAGTAGGAGAAAGAACATGCAAGATATAAACAGTTTGAAATACATACCTCAAGAATTGAAATTCAATGCATTGTGGTGTGGTTGGAAAAGAACTGATAAAGGTAAAGAACCTTTTGACCTAAGAACTGATAGACACGCTAAATCTAATGACCCTTCTACTTTCTGCGGATATGGTACTCTATTAAAGAATATTCACAAATATCTTCTAGACGATTCTAAAAACAGCGGAATCGGTCTAGGTATATTCAATGGATACTCAGCAATAGATATTGACCATTGCGTGGATGAAGATGGTAATCTATCAGAAATGGCGATGGATATCATAACATACTGCAGTTCTTACACTGAATATTCTCCGTCTAGAACTGGTATTAGAATTATCTTCAAAACTGATGTTAAAATTGATAAAGATGTTCACTATATTCATAATCAAAATAACAACTTAGAAATATATATTAGCGGTAATACAAACAAGTTCGTGACTATTACTGGAAATCGTATTTCTGATGAATATTGCGAGATTAATACAGTTGATATCACATACATTCTTGACAAGTATATGAAGAAAGGTGGATTCAACATTGAAAAGGCTTTGAAAAAAGATGAGAAGTTGAATACCTTATGGAACAAGAAAGCACCAGGTAGTAATGCAGATGAATCAGAATCTGATATGGCGCTATGCTGTAAACTAGCATTCTATCTCAGAAATGATGAAGCTGAAATTAAGCGCTATTTCGAGATGTCACCATACTACCAAAGTAAAGACCCAGCTCATAAAAAGAAGTGGAGGTCAGGTTATGACATTGAAACTATCAAAGGTGCTATCGATTTTATTCCAGCACCGGTTCAAAGACAAGCAAGAAAATCATATGAATTGAACGATACCGGAAATGCTCACAGATTCGTTGAAAAATTCGGAACAGATATTCACTATAATGTGGACAACAAAATGTGGATGCTATGGAATGGTAGATATTGGCAATACGATATAAAGAATCAGATTAAAAATTATGTTGAGCTCTTAGCTGAAGAAATGATTC